GCCTTGGACCTCGAGCGGGATGCGGTTGACGTCCTGCGGGAATACATCGACGCCGCGGCCAAGGTCGTCGCGAGTGAGGCCCGCAGGCGTGCCCCGGTGGACACGAGTCTTCTGCGGACCTCGATCAACGATCAGGTCAAGGTCGAAGGCCAGAAGGTGACCGCGTCCATCGGGACGAACGTCCGGAAGAACGGGAAACCGTACGGGGCCTATATGGAGTTCGGCACGGGCCTCGTGCATGACCATCCGTCGTGGCCCCGCAAGCGGCACGTCGTGCCCCCTGCGGCCCTTATGGGCTGGGCCGAGAGGAAGGGCCGGGGCGGCACGTTCCACGATGCCGAAGTCATCGCCGACGCTATCACGCGCCGCGGGGGCCTTCTGCCCCGGCGGTACCTGCGGGGATCGCTCGAGCAGTACGAGGGCCAGATCGTGCGGAACCTGGGCGAGGTCGTCCGGAAGATCCGGGCGAGGAGGGGTCTGTGAATATCGCTTCGGTCCGTGCGGGACTCAAGACCAGGCTCGCGACGATCTCGGGGCTCCGGTGCTATGAGACCATCCCTGATCAGTTCAGCCCCCCGGCCGCGATCGTCGGGATGCCGACTTCCATCGTCTTCGACTTCGTCTATCAGCGGGCCGCGGACCGGATGACCTACCCCGTCCGGATTCTTGTCGGCAAGGCAACGGACCGCTCGGCTCAAGAGCGGCTCGAGCAGTACCTCGACGGATCGGGGGCGTTGTCGGTCAAGGCGGCGATCGAGGGCGACCCGTCCCTCGGTGGCGCGGCCAACGTTACCCGGGTCTTGAGTGCCCAAGGGCTGGGCGTTTACGATATGGGGGGCGTGTCCTATCTAGGATGCGACTTTACCGTCGAGGTCATCTGCTAAATGCCGAAGGTCTATATCTCTCGGGGCCACGTCCAGAACGAAGGCCTTGGGATTGAGGTCTTCCCGGGCGACGAAGTCCCCGCGGCACTCATCAAGGCGTCCCCTTGGCTTGTCGAGGAGGGTGTCGTGGTGGAAAAGGGTCAGTTTCTCGCCGATGCCGAAAAAGTGACCGCGCAGGAGGCCCCAGAAGCCCCGCTCGTCGAGTCCCCTGATAGTGGAGACCTTGGCGAGGGCGACGCGGCCGCAGACGCCTATCAGGGGGCTTAAAACGCATGGCATTCGTTGCGGGGCGTCGGGCCAAGGTTCTGATCGGTGAATATGACCTTTCGGCCTTTCTAAACAACGTTTCGGCGGTCCGGAACGCGGATTTGGCCGATGTCTCGGTCTTTGGGGATCAGGACCGCGAGTTCCTGAAGACCATGCAGGGTGCATCGGCGACGTTGTCCGGCTTCATCGACACGGTGGCCGGGGCATCGGAACCCGTCCTCTCGTCGTTCCTGACCGGGACCTCGACCCGGGCGGTCTCGATCTTCTGGGATGCCGATGCTATCGGGTCCCCCGGGATCTGCGGTGCCGGGTGGGAGGGGTCCTACGAGGACTCGGCCCCGGTCGACGGGGTCCAGGCTATCGCGGCGAACCTCGCCTTTACCGGGCGAGTGGACCGGGCGGTATCGTTGCATGCCCTCGGGGTCGAGACCATGGCTGGGGCCTTTACCTCGGTGGACAACGGAGCGGCAACGACGAACGGGGCCGTCGTGAACTTGCATGTCACCAATGCCGGGTCTTCGGGCACCGGGACCGTCCTGATTCAGGATTCCGCGGACAACAACCCTGCGACATTCGTGACCATCGGCACCTTCTCGAACTTCACCGCGGCGACCTCGCAGACCCTTGAGATCTCGGGGACGATCCGCAGATATGTCCGGGCGAACTTGTCTTCTGCCCGCAATACCCAGACCTTCGCGGTCGCGTTCGGCCGCAGGCCGTAGGAGGACCCCATGGCTTTCGCAGCAGGTAAGAACGTCACTTTCAGCTTGAACGGGACGGCGATCGGCACGTTCCTGAGCAACGTGTCCTTGACCCGAAACGGCGACACGCTCGACGTGACCACGTTCGGCGACTCCGACCGCGAGTTCATCCAGGGTCTCCGTTCGGCGACCATCACCATCTCGGGCTACTTTGACCCCACGGCCTCGACGGGTCCGGACGCGGTCCTCGCCACGGCCTTCGCCGATGCCGACGGCGTCGCGTTCTCGTTGGTCTTCGGGACCGGAACGACGGTGACTTATTCCGGGTCCTGCCTTGTGGCATCATATGAGACGACGGCCGCGGTTGATGGTCTCATCGCCTTCTCTGCGAGCCTGACGGCCACAGGCGCAGTAAGCCGCGCCTAGAGAAAGCGGGTAGCAGTTGAAGGACAGCCTCAAGGCGATCCTCGCCCCCAAGGTCGAGCCATTCGAGCTCGGCCAAGGGGCGCGGGTGCAGATCAAGGAACTCTCTCTCAAGGAGCGGATCTCATGGCGGGCCGTTTCCGTGCTCGAGGACGGCAAGCTCTCGGACGACTGGATCGCCCAGTTGCTCTTCCGGGCCGTGCTCGACGAGGAGGGGTCCCCGGTATGGGCCTCGGCGGACGAGGTCGACGGTTCCGAATCGGCGCTCGGACGGTTGCTCGAGGCCTGTCAGCGGATCAACGGTCTCGCGGCGGACTCTAGCAAGGAGGCCCAGGGAAACTAGAGCGGCTCCCCGAACTGCGGATCGCCATGCGGTTGTGCAGGGAACTAGGCAAGACCCTCGGGGAGCTACTTGAGACGATGACCGCGGCCGAGTTCGAGCTCTGGATCGGTCTTTGGAAGATCGAGGCCCTCGAGGAAGCGGAACGGCAGGTCAGGGCGAAGGCGCAAGCAACAGGGGGGCGGGTTCGTGGCAGATAGAGTCGAGGTCCTGATCACGGGGGATGCCTCGGGTCTTGTTCGCGCCACGGACCAAGCCTCGTCCGCGATGCAGGACTTCGGGCGGGCTACCTCGGGCCTGTCCCGGGTTGCCGATGCCTTCCGGTCCGACTTCGGGCGCTTGACCGCGGCCTTCGGTGCGGCTCAACTTGGGGTGACCGCGGTCATGGGCGCCTTCGAGTCCGCAGGCCGGGCGATTCAGGCGATGAACGCCGAGGTCATCGACGCGGAGCGGGTGGCATCGAAGCTCATTGCGGTCTTCGACGGTGCGGAAGGCGCGGCCGGAAGACTGACGGCCCAGGCCGAGGCCCTCGCCGGGTCTACCGTGTTCTTCGACGACGATGCGATCAAGTCGGCGGCCGCAGCCATGCGCGGATTTGAGTTGACAGAGCAAGAGATCAGCAAGCTACTTCCGGTCGCGGTGAACCTTGCTACGGTCTTCGGTACTGATCTTGAAAACGCGGCGACTAAACTTGCCCTCGGCCTGAACGGTTCAACCCGTGGTCTTCGCGAGTTTGAGATCGTCGCCAAGGAAGGCGCGGACCGGGCCTCGATCATGGCTCAGATCCTCGAGCGTGGCGAGAAGGCCGCGAAGGGTGCCGCAGATGCTCAAGGCGGGCTCCGGGGTGCGACGGAAGGTCTCAAGAAGGCTCAAGGCGAGTTCAACCAAGCCCTCGGGACCCTGCTTGCCGGGCCGCAATCGGCCTTCATTCAGTTCTTGACGGATGCCACGAACGCGGCGACGGGCCTCGCGAACAAGATGGGCGGGGTCACGGAATCGCTCATCAAGACCGCGAGGGTCATCGACCCGTTGACCGGGAAGATCGTCGAGGCGACCGGGGTCGGCGGCAAGGACCTCTTCGGTCCGGGGTCCCTGACGGCTCAGTTCATGAAGGGCAAGGAACCGACGAAGGCCCCGGAAGAGAAGAAGCCCGCGGGCCCGGCCGACCGTCCCCGGGGCCGCGGTGCCGATGACGCGACACGCAAACAGGAAGAACTAATCCGGAAGCAGGACGAGGCGGCGGCATTCGAGCGGAGGTTGCTCGAGGACAAGATCGCCGCGAACGAGGCGCAGATCGTCAAGGACAACAAGGCCGCGCAAGATATCATCGACAACTTTGACGAGGCGAACAAGAAGCGAAACGAAGAGACCGTCAAGGCATTTGAGACCGCTCAATCGCTCATCGAGCAGGCAAACAAGGACTTCGCCTCGGGCATCACGGCCGCGGGGCGGTTGCTTGTGGACATTGTCCGCGGGGATGCGTCTCTCGGCGGTCTGATTCGGGCCTTCGGTGGCGTTGCTGGGGCCGCGGGTGGCGCTCTGGGCGGTCCTATAGGGGCCGCACTTGCCGGGGTGGGTGTCGAGGTCGTCGCGGCGATTGTAGACGGCTTCAAGCCCCAGCAAACCGCGGCAGACAAGCTCAGGGAAGCGGGCGACAGGTTGACTCAGGCCGGGCAAGCCATGACCGAGGCCGAGCGGGAACGGCGGATCGAGAAGGCCAAGGACATCGCACGGGCCGCGGGTCTGACCGAGAGCGACATCGCCCGGGCGATGGACGCGGCACGGAATCCGAACTCGCAGCCCGGGAACCGCAGGACTCAGGGCTTGCCCGGGGTCGGCGAGACCCTGACCCTCGGCCCGATTGACGCGGCCGCGGTTCAGAAGAACTACTTGGAAAACGTCCTCGGGCCGTCCAAGTTGCCCGGCACCATCGCGGGGCGGCCTGGTGAAGGCGGGCTCCTGTCCCCCGGTGGCGAGGCCCCGGGGCCTGCCCCGCAGGAACTCGCCAAGGCGCAATCAGAAGCGGCATTCTCGGAGCTTGTCCGGATCATGCGCGAAATCTATTCCATCCAGCTCGACGAATCGGGCAAGGGGATGACGGAGCGGCAACCCCTGTACGTCTTCGACGTGGCCGCGGGCAAGGACGAGTTCACGCGAGCCCCGCGGGGGATGTTCTTCCGGCCTGTCGGCTCGGGCCGCGGGGTCGATGCCGGGCAATCGGTGTCCGGGGTCTCGGCCAACACGTCGAACCGTGCGGCCATGGGGCGGGCGGATCGCGGTAGGAGAATGGCGTGAACACGGCAGACCGTAACGGCGTCGCCTTGCCCTCGGACCTGGGGGAGGCGATCGACCTCGTCTGGTCCGTCCGGATCGCCGCGACGAACGGGGACCTCGACGACTCAACGGTATGGACCTATTACGAGATCCCAGCCGAGGCCGTGGTCCAGCGGTCCCGGTCGACGGCACTCGACGAAGGGACTTGGCAACTGACCATGGGCATCCTCGCCGATGCCCTGCCCGAGTTGACGGAACCTCTTGCCTATTATCAACTCGAGGTCGACTTAATCGACGACGCGGGGAACGCGTGGCCGTACCATACCGGGCCGATCGACTCGGTGTCCGAGGCCTGGACGATGGACGGCGGGGCCCTCGTGCGCGTGTACGAGGTCCAGTCCTTCGGGGTCTTGCAACGGACCAAGGGATTCGATGTCAACGCGATCTCGGTGACCCCTGTCCGGGCATCCTTCGCCGGGTCCATGACGGGGATGTCGCAGGCGCATTACGTCACGATGACCGGGCCTTTTGCGGTGGGCACGCGGTACCCAATCCCCGGGACGAACGCGGGCGGGACGGTGGATATCACGGTCGGCACCGGATCATTCCCCGGGGTCATCGTCGACAACAACTCGGACTTCTCTTCCCCGCTCGTGTACGGGGTGGACTATACCATCACGAACGAGGCCGGGACCGCGGTCCCTGAGGCGAATGCAGCGGCATACCTGAACCCGCTCGTCGCGATCGGGGCCGGGACGTGGTATGTCCGATACTTCGCGGTTGCTTACTGGGGCGTCCTTCAGAATGCGACGGCGGGCCGTCCGTTCTTCATCCGGGTCCCCCCTGGCTCCGTGACCTATACATTCGGGACAACCCGGGTCAAGCGGACCATCGCCGATGACTTCGCAACGCTCGCCGCGTCCGGATGTACCACGACCCTGATCACGGTCAAGGACCCGGAACCCTTCAAGTCCGGGACTGGGGTCGTGGCGGTGACAAGCGGCCCGACGGAATATCTGGAATGGACATCGGCCTCGACGGGTGCGGTTGAGGTCCGGCAGATCTCGAGCGTATCGGGCGCGGGGGTCATCACGGTTTCCGCGTTCTCTGCGGCCCCGGCCGAAGGGGACTTGATTCGCCTTGTCACGACCCAATGCTTCCGGGCGTGGGAACGGCATAACCGGGACAGCGGCCAGACCGCGGCGAACCCGGGGTTCTTCACGTCATCCGCAATGGTCACGTCCTACCCTCGCGGGCTCTTCGAGCTCTTGCCGCAGGCCGGGATCATGCGGGCGCGGTCGACTCGGCATTGGCTCACGGCCTCGACCGAGGTCTACGCCTCGACGATCTGGTACCTCTTGGACACGACCGGGGCGGTCGGGACGGACAATCGCCTCGAGTCTTTCTACTATGCCCTTCTCGTCTCGGGCCTGTCGCTTTATGCCGCGGGCGACTTCGAGACCGGGAATGCCCTCCTGACCTACTTCAAGAACTTCTCGCGGACCCTGATCGGGGTCGACGAGGTCCTAGACGAGATCGGAAGAGACGGCCTTCCACCGAACGGGTACATTCACGACCGACCCTCGGGCAAGCTTCTGGTCTCGGCCTTCCGGCAGAAGACAACGCCGGATCTCGTCCTCGGGAACGTCATGGGGGTCCAGATCGGAAGCCTTCCGGAGCCTGTCTCTCAGGTTACCGTCCGGTCGGTCGGGGAACCTCGCATCGTGACGACGGAACTCGAGCCTACCCTTGGCGGTACCTGGACCGACGGTCAACGGCTCTTCGACGGGGTGGAGACCACGAACGCGGCCACGGCCACGAGCGGGGCGACGGTGACCTTCCGCGTCCGGCATCAGGACGGGACGATCTTCCCGATGGTCAACAAGATCGAGGTCTTCGGCGAGCGGGGCGTCTTCGAGGTCTACGGCGAGCGGTACGACACCTCCGGTACCGCAACCCGGTCCCGTCAGCTCGAGGGGTCGGGTTATTTCACGCTGTCGAGCACGGCCCCGACGGTCATCGACGAGAAGCAGCTAGAGGACATGTTCGCGTCACTCGGTGGGGTCAACACGGCCGAATGGCGGATCGTGCTCAAGTTCTACGATGACACGATGGGGGCCACGACCCTGACGGCTCAGGTCTATGAGATCCGGGCCTATTCCAACATCGAGACCGGGTGGGCGGCCTACTTGACCGACGACCAAGCGGACACGGCCGATACCGGGACCTTCCCGACCGGATGGACCACGCTCAACACGGAAGGCTTCGGGCCCTTCTGGTGGGTCCGAACGGTAGGCCGGGCCCGGTCATTCCGATATGCCTCGAGCGATTATCTCAAGCGGGTCCTCCCGTCCTACGATGCTACATGGTCCTCGGCCGGGTATCGCCGGGAACTTGTCGACCTGACCCGGATCAACCAGGTCGAATGCAGGCGGATCGCGGAATCGTACCTTGACGAATATATCCGGCAGGGCCGGACCTATACCGTCTCGGCAATGCTGGACCCCCGGATCGACCTCGGGGATACCGTCAACGTGACCCTCGGCGACGGTTCATCCCGGGATCTATTCGTCTGGGCTATCGCGGACAGCGGCGGCCGCGAGGACTTCGAGGCGACCTATACCCTGCTTGATTACTCGGCCTGACCCCGGGGGGTGACCCGATGCCCGGTCCCCGTTAAGCTAGAGGAATGACCCAGCCCGCAGGACCCATCCTCGGGGCCGCTCATCTCGACGACGGAATCAACACGCGATTCCGGTGGAACGAGGAGACAGGCCTCTCGACCCCGGCAACCCGGGCGAACGGCTCCATTCAATCGACCTTCGGGGGACCCGTCCGGGTCATCCCGACGGCCGTCGCCTATCCCCCGAAGGACCTCGACCTGCCCGGGTATCTGCTCCAGGTCAACGGCCTCGCGGAAGGGTATGACCGCCTAGATCGACTCTACAACCTCGCGGGGACCGCGGGCTCGGTGTCAATCTTGCAGATGGGGGCCCTCGGGCTCGAGGTCATCCCCGAGGCCCCGGTCGTCGAGCGGCTCAAGGCGCACCGAGTCCAGTTGGACTATTCCATGAAGGGGACCGCGGTCCCGGCAACATGGACCGCGCTCTTCGGGGCATACCTCGGGGCGGCTTACGGGGTCGTGGCGAACGGGGAGTCCCTGATCAACACGGGGTCCTTCACCCTTGCCGCTGGGGCTTCCCCTGCGGTCACGAACGCGGGCACGGCCCCGACGCCATTGGTCCTGACCATTTCGGTCTCAGGCCCCAGGACGACCCGGTTCTATGTCCGGTGCACCGCTCCCGGGTACACCAAGAGGATCTCGGTGACCCCGGTCTCGGGGGGCGTCGTGACCATCACCGAGGCGCATGGTCTGTTCATCCCCCCAGGGGCCTCGGTCCTGCGATACGAGGAAGCCAACGGGACGCTCATCACGGGGACAATCGCGTCCTCGATCTACGGTACCCGGTGGCGGTATGAGGGGCTCGAGGAGACCCTTTCCGAGGTCGGGCCTGTCGTGCTCTACAACACGCGCCAACAACGCGCCTATGCGGCCACGTCGGCCTTCACGACCTCGGCGGGCCTGACGCTGTACGGTCCGGACGTGCCGCGGTTCGGGAACTCGGGGACCTACGATGCCGCGGACGCGGGCCTCGTCGTCGAGCCGGACAGGACGAACCTGATCCTCCAGTCTCAGGCCCTCGGGACGACATGGACTCAATCCATGGTCACCGTCACCAATAACAACGGGACGGCCCCGGATGGTACGACGACCGGAACGCGGGTGCAGTTCGCCGCGGGTATGCTCGGGACCCTGTCGCAGTCGGTGACAATAACGAACGCTCAACACGTTGTCTCGTTCTACGCCCGGTCGACTTCAGCTGGAACGCAGACGATCTCCGTCTCGATGGGTGCGGTCCTGTCCGTTCAGACCATCACGACGGGGACGAACTGGGCGCGTTATCAATACTTGATAACTAATCCACCTGCCGGGGCCTATTCCCTCGCATTCGCAAGCTATGAACCGTCGCCGATGATTTATGATGCGGCCGATGTCCAGATCTGGGGCGTCCAGGTCGAGCTAGCTGCGGGCCAGACCTCGGCGGTCGCGACAAGCTATATTCCCACGACAACGAACACGCAACGCCGCTTCCCTGATGTCGTCGGGGTGCGGCCCATAGAGAACCTTCTTGCCTACTCGAACAGATTCGACAAGCAGACCACGACCTCGACAACCCGCGGTCTTTGGTACATCGCAGGCGGCGTGGCCCCGGTGACGGCGACCCGGCAGGTCGGCCCTGGCGGGGTGACGGATGCCTCGTCCTTGGCTTTCGCGGGCGCGAATGCCGGGCTTCAACAACGGTTGCTAAACGCGGAAGGCCTGTCGGGGAAGACCGTGGTTTTCTCGGTGTGGGTCAGGAATAATACTTCGACCCCAGATGGAGACCTTCTACTTCGCATCGAGGAGTTTGGTACCGGGGCCGGATCAACTTCTCTTGATGCGAGCGTGGCAAACGGACTAGCGATCGACGACAACTGGCGACGATTCGTGGTTCAACGAAAGCTCTCATCCGGAGTCACGGATGTTTCCGTGCAGATTCGATCAAATGGCGCGATAACCTATTACTTTGCTCATGCTCAGGCCTATATCGGCAGCGAGGGCGATTATAACCTCATATCAGCAGCATCATCGGCTGTCTCGGCCCCCTACATCGAAACTCAGGCGGCCCCGGTCTATCGTGCCCGCGGGTGGGAATGGCCGCAATGGTTGACACAGAACGGGTACATCGAAGCCGACATTTGTCTTGGTGAAACGGCCAACCCGAACAACCAGACGCGGATTATTCTAGGACAGCAGGGCGCGGCAACAGCTCCAACCATGGAGTCAGGTGTCGTCTTCCGTTCATCTGCTACGGGAAGCGCGAGCAATCAACTCAACATCACAAAGACAGATAATCTAGGATCTCCCGTTGTCAGCTATAGCCCGGCTTCGAGCCTGTATGACGGAGCATTTCATAAGTATCGCGTCGAATGGCGAAACTACTTGATTTCAGGCGTTCGCACGATGGACCTTCGGTTCTATATTGACGGGACGATTGTTGCCAGCACAACGCGCGCATCTAGCGCGAACTGGTTAACACCAAGCAATCTTTTTGCACTTCATCCCGGCGGCGCTCAGGCTTTCCAAACCATGAAGAACATCGCGATCGGTTCCCCCGTTCTGCCTGCCGGGGCCATTCCGGCACCGTACTAGAGGAAAGGCGAGATGATGGACGCGAATCAGGAAAGGATGCTTGCCGAACTTCATGCGGCAGTCGTCGGGACGACGGTTGCCCCGGGGCTTCGCGAGAAGGTCGATCGCCTGGACGAGCGGGTCCGCAACATCGAGGCAATCCGGTCGGGCATCTCTCGCGGCTTCTGGGAGCGCATGGGTACCGCGGCCGTGGCTGCGGCCTCGGGATGGTTCGCCGCGCACTTCGGGGGAACCCGGCCTTGAGCCTGTCTAAGCACTTTACCGTCCTCGAGTTCCTCGCGGTCAACGACCCGGTCAAGCCGTCCCCCGAGGTCATGGAGTCCCTCGCGGACTTGTGCGCCCTGGCCCTCGAGCCCTTGCGCGAGGCCCTCGGTCGACCGCTCAAGATATCAAGCGGCTATCGCTCCCCGGCCTACAATCGACTCATCGGTGGGGCTCCGGGGTCTCAGCATTGCGCGGGGATCGCGGCCGACATCCTGATGAACTCGGACGCGGAACAACTCAAGGCCGCGGCGATTGCCAGCAACATCAAGGGCATCGGTGGGATCGGGATCTACCCGGGCCGGGGCTTCATCCACGTCGACATCCGGCCTCGGATCGGGGGGAAGCCGACGACATGGGCGCAGATCAAGGGCAAGTATCAGGCGATCCCGGTCGAGCTTCGCATGGCGATAAAGGCGCACGGGGGGAAGGTGTGATGGACTGGATCAACGTCGCAGGCCAAGCGGCCGGGTGGCTTGTCTCTCAGCCTGCGGTTCAGGGTGCCGCGGTTGCCGCGGTAACAGAGGCGGTAAAGAAGGCCCCGGTCGGCCCGTCCGGTGGTCCGGGCGTGCGGTTGCTTGCCGCGGTCCTGGCTCTCGGGTCTGTCTTCGCGTCTGCGGCCGCTCAGGGGTCGTTAGAGGCCGTGTCCCCCGAGGTCGTGGGGCAACACGTCATCGAGGCCCTCGGCGCCTTCCTCGCGGCCGTCGGGGCGTGGCAACTTGCGCGAAAGGCAAAGGCCTGATACTATATAAATCCGGTCGCTTCGGCGATCGGCGGCCGTTCCTTCCGCCTCCGGGTGGTTGACCCGCCGACGGGCCCACAAGGCCCGGCTCATTCCCCCGTCTTTCTTCCTCCCTCTAATCGGGCGAGGCGTCTGGCGGGGGATTCGTGTATCTTGATGTCGGGCCGAAGTGCCGTGTCCATGCCGACGATACCAACTATCAGGGCGGGCGCGGTTATCCACGGCGAAGGCCCCCGAATCCCCCTCGAGAAAAAGCACAGGTCTCGGGGGGGATGGACTTTGGGATTTGTGACGCATATCATGTTCCCCGGGGATCATTCCATGGAATACTACACAACAAGGCAGGCGGCCGAGATCTTCGGCGTCACGCCGATAACCGTTCGGCGGTGGATCTGGTCGGGTGACCTGATCGCCGTCAACCCCAAGGGCGAAGGAGGCCCGAGGAAATGTCAACAGTTCATCATCGCAGGCGACTCAGTCGAAAGACTATTGAAGCAGCGCGGCGCGGGATCATCATCCTCGCGGCCCTCGGGGTCTGGTTCGGGACTATCGCGTTGATCGACGGGATCGTCTGGGCTACCGCGAAGCTCGAGGGCAAGGTCCCGGGCGTCCATGCCCTGGTGCTCCGGAAATGATCGCTCAGGGACTCGACGACCTCTTCCGGGGGTTGCAACGGGCTGAGATCGACATTCAGGGCCGGGACCACGCGCTCCGGCTGGCCTTCGAGTTCTGGCGGGTGACGAAGGAAGTCATGACCCACGGACCGAACCGGGAACTCCTGCGGAAGCTCAACGATGCCGAGCGGGCGTTCCTGAACGCTCTGGACGTGCTCAACATGGGGGCCGAGAATCGCCCCACGGTAGAAAGGATCGAGGCGTGAAAATAGAACATCTGCGGCGGCTTGCCCAGCTTGCAATCGACACTCAGGACCAGAAGCTCATGGTCCTTGCGCTCGAGGCAATCCTCGAGCGGCGGGAAGATGCCCCGCAACTCAAGCCCCCGGCGGAGTCGCTCGGCGCAATGGCTCGGGCCGTGCGAAACCTGATTGCGGTATGGAAAACCACGTCCAAGCGGTCAAATGTCAACTTGACCCATTTCGAGAAACAAATCCTATTCAAGCTCTCGGACGAGGACTTGAAGCTTCTGTTCCCGAAATACAACAAGACCCATGTCGGGGTGGCCCGTGGCGAGGCAATCGAGGCCGGGCTTGTTGACATCAACATCGGCCTGCATACAGACGAGATCGTCTGTACCCACGGGAACGGCCGTCGGTTCAACCTGCGGCCGAAGGTCGTCAAGGAGTGGCGATGATGATCAAGCTCAAGCCACAGGCGGTACAGGACCTCTATCGGGCGGCTCAGGCCCTCGACGCGGTCGAGATCCTGATCGACAAGGACCGGGACCTCGGGTTCCTCTGGTCCCCGGACCGGGGGGCGGCATTCGCCGTCAAGCTATGGGGCAAGGACCACGAGGGCCAGGTCCCGATGGACATCCTCGACAAGACCCTCGGGCATCCCGAGACGCCGCACGAGGCCGAGGTCAGTCGGGCTCAGGCCGTGACCATCGCCCCGGGGCGGGAGGTCTCGCCCCTGATTCGTGCGGCCCTCGCCGACATCCAGGAGCGACGCAGGCTCGCCCAGATCCACGGTGGCAAGGACAAGACCGTCGAGATCGAGATCGGTGGCGGGTTCCTGCGGGTCGGGATGATGCGGATCGAGGCCCCCTGCTGGGGGGCCGCGACAACCGCGATCAACGGGGGCTATTTGATGACCGCGATCGACCACGCCTTCGGGATGACGGCCCACGGTGTACAACTCGAGATCCACGAGTCCGGGGTCGTCCGCGTGATGATGCAGTCCCCGAATCAGCAGACCGAACCGGACTCCCGGTGGCGCGGGCAAGCGGTCATCGCTCCCGTCGTCCATCGTGACCGCCTCGAGGGGCTCAGGAAGGCGGCTTCCGATGCCTAGGGGACTGGAATCCTGCAACGTCTGCGCGCTCCTCTTCTCGGTCCTCGTGGGCGGTCTCTGCGAGGGTTGCATCCGGGCACGGTCTGCGATCACCAAGGACAAGATCTGTTCTCGGTGCTCCGTCGTCAGGCCCCTGGCCGACTTCTACAAGCGGACGGACGGGTCGATCATGGCAACCTGCAAGCCGTGCTTCCTCGAGGCAGACCGAAGGGCGAAGGAGGCCCGCAAGAAAGAGGAAAAGAAGAAAGCCGAGCGGAAGCCCCGGGACCCAGTCCCGGTCCCATTGGAGGGGCCGACGGCCGAAGACATCCGGACCGCGAAGGAACAGGCCAGGTTGATCGCGGCTCGGGCGCGGATCGAAGCGGCCAAGGTTGCCGACTCGAGGCCACGACTCAAGAAGGGCGGGCGACCTCGCCTGCGGCATCTTGAGGACCCGATGCACAAGTGTAATGCCTGTCTCGAGACCCTGCCCGCGGAGTTGTTCTACGTCAACGTCCGGACTGGGGCCGTCCATCCGCAATGCAATCCATGCTCGCGGGCTCGGCAACGGAACCGCGTCAACACCAACGAGATCACCTACGTCCTCGGCAAGCTCTTGCTCTGGCGAATGGCCTACGACGCGTCATTCCCAAAAAACTTTCTGGAAAGTATTGACGCCTAATGTTCCACGTGGTACATTAGCAACACGGTCGGGGCGCACCAATCCAGGGTCCCCCGGCCGGACCAAACAGTTCCCCAGTTCCCCAAGGAGATTCAAATGCACTTCCTGATGAGCAACGGCGCTCCCGCTACCTTTGCGGTCGACCGCGCCACGGCCCAGGTCATTCTCGGCGAAGTCGAGATCCAGGAAATCCCGTTGTCCGACCTGTCCAACAAGGACTGGGCCGCAGCAGAGCGGGTGTTCGTTGCCCTCGACGACTTCGACGGCCTTCGTTGCTTCGCGGTGGCCTGCTAATGCGGGCCTCCATCGATGCGCTCATCAAGGACATCCTCGCGAATCCCGAGGACCACGATGTCGAGCGGGTCTTGCTTGCCTTGCATCTCGCAGACCGGATCGGGATGAACGTCCCTCACCGTGTCTGGGACATGCGTCCCTTCTTGCTCGATTCCCTCGAGCAGGTCCAACCCAGCGGCGAAGGAGGCCGCGCCTGATGTCCGATACCATCCCCTCGCCGGAAGCAATCCGGCTGTCCAATGCCCTCGACAACCTGGGGGCCGCGGCCCTCGACCTCGAGGGATACCACGACGTTGCCGAGCGGGCGCTCATCGACGTGGTCCGCAGGGTTTATGAGCTCGATCCAGGCGCGGCGGCCGAGGTCTTCAGCGGTTTGACCCGCGACACGCTCAAGGCAATCGTCCGGGCATCGGTCCGGTACAGTGTCCCCGTTGCATTCGTCGAGATGATCCTCGCCCAGAAGGAGGGCTTCCGTCGTGGTTAACTTCATCAAGCAGACCGGGGGCGAGTTCCCCTTGTTCCGGGTGGCCCTCGCGGTGACGGTTGTCGAGGACTTGGTCCAACTCCAGGTCTCGAGCGTTTCCCCGACCTCGGACAACTGGTCGATCCTGTCGTCATGCCGTCGGGACGAGATCATCGTCGAGGACCCCGCGGGCATGACCGAGGTCACGGTCGGGGCGGTGACCCTGACCTACCAGAACGGCATCTTCATCGGTAACAACGTCGCGGTGACCCCGACCAGGCTGGGCGAGTGGCACGACACCTACGCCGAGGCCGTCGCGTTCCTGATCAACGAACTCGATATCGAGTGCGACGCGGAGGAAGTGGCATGAACGGAGACGAGATCATCAACAAGGTCCAGGCCATGATGGACCTCTCACTTCTTCGCCTCGGGGTGCGCCCCCGGGGCGAGTGGAAGGTCCGTCCCTCGGGTATCCACCGTTGCGCCCGGGCACAGGTCCTCGCGGCCCAGCTCGACCCGCAAGAGGTCATCCAGCTTCCCCGGAAGCTCGCCCTCGCCTTCGAGGTCGGGACGAAGACGCATGAGATCATCCAAGGCAACCTGCCCGAGGTCCCCGCAGAGGAGACGTGGGATTCGGGCTCGATGACCGGGCATTCTGACCTGCGACTTGTCGAGGACGGAATCCTTATGGATCTCAAGACCATCAACGTCGAAGGGTACGTCGAGGTCTTCAAGAACGGCCCGAAGCCCGAGCATATCGGACAAGTGACGTGGTACGCGGTGCAGGCGGGTTGCAAGGCCGCGGCGATCGTCTACATCAACAAGAACGGCACGATTCCGGCCGGGCTCAAGCCGAAGTCCGGGGACCTTGACCCGACATACCAGGTCCTTCCGCTCGAGGTCGATCCTGCGGTTGCCCGCAAGATGGACATCCGGGCCGAGGTCATCAAGGAGCACGTCAAGGACGGGACGCTTCCTCGGTATGAGCAGGTGGCCGAGTGCCGTTGGTGCGAGGTCAAGCAGGCATGCAACAAGGCCCTCGTCGAGCAGGCACGGCAGGACGGGGGACAGCGGTTCCGGCATATCAATACCAAGGTCGTCGGCACCACGTTCCGGAACAACGGCCCGGAATGGACGACTTGCGAGGCCGGGTACCCGCTCGAGCTTGAGTGGGACAAGGACAACCCGCACGGCCCCCGCAGGGTCGACGGGACGGCCCAGGCGGTCAAGGTCCTGCTCGAGGGTGCGCACATCGGGTTCCTCCCGGCGACGGGAAGCCCGACGGCAGAGATAGTC